CGACGAGGTCTTGGATCGACTGTTCGGTGAGTCGGAGCAGAAGGAGGAACCTGCTCCGGTCAAGCCAGATGCTGATCTCGATCGGGCATACCAGATTCTCAAGCGCGATGGTGTGCCTGATGACATCCTCAAGTCCGTGTCCAAGGACACGCTGATGGCGTGGGCCGGCAAGGCCGGCAAGCGTCAGACAGACGTGGATGGGTACGGCAAGAGGATGAAGGCGCTTGAAGCCGAGAATGCCCAGTTGAAGTCCGGGCGCAAGGCTGGCGACGAGGAGTTGGAATCCTTCGATGAGGAATCCGACAACCCGCGTGGCAAGCCGGATACGGACGACGACGACGCAGGATCGGACGAGGACTCCAAGGATCCGCGCTATACGGCGCTGTCCGAAGAGGTCTCAAAGTTGCGCCTGCAACAGCAGGAGCAGCAGTTGCGTGGGCTGCAAACCCAAGTCGAGCAGGCCATCACGTTCGTTCAGGGTCAATACGGGAACCCGGTTGACGCGAACGCGGTGCTGGCCGAAATGGATCGTCTTGGGCGAAGCAAGCCCGGTACCTACCCAACCATGATTCACTTGGCGCAGGAGGCTTTCGCCAACATTGCAGGTCCGGCCCGGGATCCCCGGCGCGTAGGACAGCCGACAGCACGACCGACCGTAGGCAGGAACGAGCGTCCCACGACGCCCGCCGACGCCGAGGACGCAGTTCTGGAAGCACTGCTTGAAGGGCGAAGCCTTTCCGAAGCCAAGCGACTGACACGAAAGTGAGCCACAAATGGCCGGAACCCCGATTCAGACCTTCAACGACTTCATGAATGCGACTGGTCCCACCTACCTGACCAGCGCCGATCAGGTGATCAACGAGGCCGTCAAGAACACCTACGCCTTCAGCCGCCTTCTCAAGGAGAAGACCAGCGAGGCCACGGTTCAGGGCGGCAACGAGATCCGCGACGTGATCATGTTCGATGACGCATCGACCTACGATCACTACCTTCCCAACGACACGTTCACTTGGCGCAACGCTAACGTGACCGACACGGTGCGTGCGCCGTGGCGCTTCTCGATCGACCACATGGCGTGGACCGATCACGAAGTGGAACTCAACAGCGGCTCCGGCTCGACCCGCGATTACGTCAAGGCGCAGTACAAGCGTCTGAAGCGGATCAAGGAACAGCGCATGTGGACCTCGCTGACCAACGGGTTTGAGAACGACCTGTGGGCGACTCCGTTCGGCAACTACTCCAACATGGAGGGCAACGCCGGCAGCCTGCCGTTCTCGCTCGCCTCGTTCATCACCGAAGCCCCGCTGCTCACCAGCGTCTTCGGCGATCCCCGTGGCGGCGCTCCGCTGGGCTGGACCAACGTGATGAATCTGGACCCCACCAGCGAGAACCGCTGGTCGAACCAGATCTCGTACTACGACCCCGGTGCAACGGACCCCAACCTCGCCCCCGTGACCAAGACGGGCATCGAGAACGTCCGTGACGGTTCGACGACCTACAGCGCCCGCATCGGCGGTCTGCTGCCGGCCTTCGACGAGATGTTCCTGAAGTTGGACTTCCGTACTCCCAGCACCCGCGCCGAGTACTTTGAGAAGCCCTCGATGAACCGCCAGATGATCCTCTGCTCGCGCATCGGGATCAACAACTACAAGCAGGCTCTGCGTGCCAGCAATGACACGCTGGTGTCGTATCAGGATCCGGCGTACAACGCGCCGACCTACAGCGGCATCGAACTGATGTACTGCTCCAACCTCGACACCGCTGCGATCTACCCCAGCGGTGCAACCGCCCGTGTCAACCACAGCACCGACATCGCTGCCGCAAGCACGACGACCGGTGCCACCGAGGAAGGTGCGTCGGTCATCGACAGCGGAGCGCGTTACTGGTGGGTCAACGGCAACTACCTGACGCCGATCTTCCACAGCCGCCGCTACTTTGAGAAGCACGAAGTGCTGCGTCACCCCAACCAGCCGTTCACCTACGTTCAGGTGGTGGACTGCTGGTGGAACCTGTTCTGCAACAGCCGTCAGCGTCAGGGCATCGTCGCCCCGATCAACCTCACCTGATCCTGAAACCAACGAAGGGGGGCTGGACAACCAGCCCCCCCAATCTCCAACACAAGGAATCCTGAAACATGCTTTTCGCTCCCACCAACAGTGACATCGGCGTTCAGACTCACGCTCAGGTCGCCCGTGTCATCAACCGCAGCGGCGGCGCTCTCGCCATCGGCGATCTCGTCGTCACCTCCAACGCCCACAGCGGTGTCGTGTACCCCGCAACCACCATCGCCGAGACCCGGCTCACCCCGTTTGCCAACGTCGTCAAGGCCGACGGCAGCCCGGTGACCGCTGGATACCTTGGTGCGGTCGTTGACCTTGGCTCCTCGTCGGGTGCCAACAACACCGAAGTGGTCGTTCAGTTCGGCGGCGTTTGCAAGGTCAAGACCACGGCTACCGCTGCGGTCTCGATCGGTAGCGCACTTGGTTGTTCGGACACGGCTGGTGAACTCACCACCGGCGCTTCGACGACCTCGACCTACCCCGCCGCAATCTCGCTTCAGGCTCTTGCCAGCGGCACGTCTGTGATCAACGTGCTTCTGGTTCACGACCTGTGGTTCGGTGCTGACATCTGATCGGTCCTGATCCCAACAATCCCGGCTGGCTGGGGGAAACTCCAGCCAGCCGCTTCCCATGCCCACCTTCGCACAGGTCAAGCGTCACGTCCTGCTCGCCGTCGGCGGGTACCCCAGCCTCGCTGCTGGTCAGACCAACGCCGAACGTCTGGCAGAAGTCGTCAACCAAGCCGGCCAGTACCTGTTCCAGCGCCCGTGGCGGTTCAGGGAGCGGACCAGCGCGTTCATCAGCCTCGTCGCCAGTCAGGACTATGTGTCCCTCCCGTCCGATGTGGAGGAGATCATCAGCCTGATCAACCGCGAGAACATCGGGTTCAACATCGAGTTGGTCACGCCGGACCACCTCCAGAACCTGCGCGAGATCAGCATCGATAGCGGCGGCCACGGCGTCACTTATGCGTGCCTGTCCCGTGTCGCCAACGCTGCCGGTTCTGCCTTGAACCCGGCACGCCTTGAACTCTTTCCGACCCCGACTGCTGCCGCAACCGACGCTCTCGCCGTGCGTTACCGCGCCGGATGGGTGGAGATTGCCAGCGGCGCTGCCGACTCGTACGAGATCCCGATCCCCAAGTACTGCGACTCGCTCTTCATCCAGTACTGCCGCGCCTTCGGCATGGCGTATGAAGACGAGGGACTGTCGCAGCGTCTGGTTGAGATCGACGCCGGCCCGATCTTGGCCGGTGCGCTGACCAAGGACGGGATCCTCCAGCGAGACATCGGTCGCCTGCGTCCGTCCTACGAGATCGGCTACGGGGTGAGCATCATCCCGAGGTTCACCCAGAACCCGTCTTGAGGTAACCAGTGGGCGTAGCAGTCACACCATCAGCGCCGCAACAGATCGAGTGGCATGTCCACCCGACCGTCGTCACCCAGTCTGGTTCCGTTGCTGCCGTGATTGGGCAGGCCGTGTCGAACTTCGCTCTGACTCAGGCGGAGTTTGACTCGCTGATCGATGGAGGTGGAGGACTTCAGCCGACGATCCGCATCGACTGCCAGAACGCGGGCCGCACGCTCATCATGCCGCTGGTGCAGTTCACCGGGTCGGCCACGTTCCAGTTTCAGGTTCTTGGCTGGTCCTACAGCCGTCCTGCCGCGTCTTGGATCTGCCAAGCGGTGACGCACAGCCCGACGGCTGTGAATGCCAGCAACACGGCTGACTCAGGGACTGGTCTTGTCCTTGGCGGCGTGACCTACCGTGCGTTTGGCCTGCTTGGCGTGACCACGACTTCCGGCAATGACGGCGACGGTGGCGTGGTTCCACTGCCGGCGCATTATGAAATACTGCCCGTCGAAGGTCTTCGCGCTGCTAACGCTGCGACGCTTGCAGCGTCAAGCGCCATCATTCAGGTCAACAACTACGGCTGGCGCTACCTGACGATTCATCTGCGCCAGACTGCCACGACGGCGTACACCTGCAACTTCCGGTGCCTGTACACCAACACGGGCCAAATCTTCAGGTGACACATGGGACTGTCGATCACACCAGAAGCGGCCCGCACTGACAACGGATGGGATTTCCATCCGACGGTGATGTCATCGTTAGTCGCCACTGCCGCGTCGCTGTCACTGGTACCGCCGTCGTTTGCACTGACCGACACCCAGTTCAATAACATCGTCGTCAAAGGTGATGACGGGGTCACGTTCCCATTCAGACCGTCAATCGTATTCGACACGTTTGACCAGAACCGGCTGTTGATCATTCCGTGCCTAAACACAACAGGCTTTGTAAGTGATCTCAAGTTCCAGTTGATTGGATGGAACTGGAGCATCGGGGCGCAGTCGTGGATCGGAACGGCTATCACGCACTTTCAGACGGCCCGTACAGGCATGGCTGTAATGTCAGCAGGAA